CATTGTACGTTGATCAAATGGTTTCAATGGTCCCAATACACGACTACGAACTTCTTGCTTTCCAAATGCTAGTCCTGATATATTATAGATCGGGGCTTCCCAGCCTGCAATCTTCATGTGCATGACCATTTCTTCGTTGCTGGCTAGTACAATATCCGCAAAACTATCCACCATCTTCTCATAAAGTCCCATCCACTTTGACATACCCCAGACATGAACGAAATCATCAGGGTCAATACTTTGTGCGAGACAACGAACGGCAATGCGAGGACGCATAGCAGCAGGGACTTGATCCATAATGTAAGGCAAGCTCTCAATACCGGGCTGAAACATATCTTCAAAGTAGACGACATCTTCATTTGTAACTTCTCCTGCTTTCATCTTTTTAACAAGATTCATTAACTGACTCATACCAAAGTATGTGCGACCATGTGCATCCAATACTTGGCCAGTAACGATCGCTTGGTCATTACTTAGTGTCTCTCCAGTTACTAGTTCGTAGTTGATACCACGGCGTTTAAAGACTGCTTCATTCCAGTCCTGTAACTGTAGTGTATAACGTGCTTTATAGGGCTCTAAGCCCATGTACCATAACTTACGCATTTCTTGGACGCCATGTACTGTTGGAGTTTCTATCACGTGGTTTAAACTCTGGACGTTTTGGAGTACGCCATTGATCCCAAGGTTCGCGACCACGTTGATACTTTAGGTATTCATTATACGTGGGATTACGATCATTGTATAGGTGGGATTCATCAAATACGTAGCCGTAATTTACACAGAATTGATGATAGTTTTCGAGATCTTCAAAGATGTCTGATACTTCGGGCTTCATACGAAGATATTTGTTTAGCCATTGAGCCATTTTATTTCCTTATTAAAAGTTAAGGGGTTGTTGATAATACGTGATCTTGAATAGAATCAAAATTCTCAGTGAACTCAGTTGCTTCCGCTAAGTTTATTGTGTTTCTATTATACATACTGTCTAAGATTTCTGTATTGGGTTGAATATTTAGGCTGTTACATAAAGTATAGTAACTTTTTTCTAGATTGTCAAGTAAAACGAATGTATTGCCATAGTCTAAAATAATATCGTCACTGGGACTGGTTCGTCGTCGATCAAGCAAATACGATATACGAGTTTGCCTATTTTCTTTTGTTATACGTAATCCGTCTCTGTAAAGAATTAAATCGATAGCAAACAATTTGTTCTGCATCATCAGATTTACTAATTCTTTTGAATCATCTGCTTTTGGATCACGTATACGATATTTTATTTCGTTAAAGTTTGCTTTGGTTAATGGTCTAAACAATACCTTACGTGCGTATTCCATTATAACCATATTATAGTGTTGGCCCATATCAATGTTAACAAATCTAGTATCTTTAGCATACTTTTTTAATACATCGATGTGTTTAGGATACAAATAACAATGGTATGGTATAGCTATGTCAGTGATATTTTCTTTAGCACACCGATCCACAAACAATTGGCATTCGCTTTCAAATACGCTATCCCAGTTCTTGGCATTTAACTGTCTACGACTGTTTAACCACTTTTGTGTTTCTTCCGTAACAGTTCCGCTATTAAATTCTTCATGTTGATTAAGGATGGTGCTGATGTATTCGCCACCTGCACCATCTACATAATCAACTACTACAAGTCTATCTAACATTATACGTTAATTAACTGTGGCAAATGGGTTTCATATTTAATAAGTGCGCCGTTTTCGTTGTCTTCACTTACTTCAATCCAAACTGATCTGTTAGGATACTTTGCAGCAATTTGCTGATACAAGTCATCTGCAATCATTTCGCAACTTTTGTAGTTGAGTTCGAGCACAGTTGAATATAGCCCAATGAGCCACCGCTTGAGTTGGATAAATTCAACGTCTCTGTCGTTGTGGAACACATCCAGCCACACCCGGAAATGGAAGATGTGACGATGAGGAGTACCCAAAAACGATACATCATATTCATCTCCTGTTGCTAATAGTGGGTCTGTTGCGGCTGCTGGATAGCAATGGATGCCTTCTTTTTGGAACGTGACCCAAATCTTACGATCTGCACGGTCCATAATTCTGTCTACTCGGGTTCTGTCTTCTTGATTCATAGTGGTAAGTCCTTAGTGTATTTTGACCAATCTGTAAATACTCGGCGATCCCGTAGTTCATGTAGGCTATGACACCAAACTCCGGGATTTGTTTTTGCAAAGTCTTTGTCGTCTAGCTTAATTGTAGCATTATAGTTCAATAGTTGTATATAGGGTAATTTAACCGAAATCATCGGAATGAAGTTGTTGTATTCGCACAACGAGCTTTCTACTAGTCCTTCTACGCAGGTACTGTCGATATCTAATGTACACAGATATCCTTTTTGTAGAAATTTGGTAATCATTGACTCCCATGGATTCCATACATCGGCATCGTTAACATCGCATTTTGGAAAACTCATGTTAGCACCAAAATAAATGTGTTTGATATGTTTTGAAGTATCGTTATAACTAGCAAAGTCATCGATCCAATCTTGAATTTCTTGTTCTTCTTGAAGTCCAACAACAAACAAGGTTTGTGTGTTATACGCAGGTGTATGCTCTACTTCTTTCCCGCAAAAGAAATTAACTTGTTCGTGTCCTGCTCTATCCATTTTATTCTCCAAATAGGTCTGGGTTGAGTATTGGTTTAGCCTGTACTTTTTTAGTAGGTTTATCTTTGGCTAAGTTACCTTCAATTATAATATGTTTCTCTGCCATTGGTCGACCACTTAGAGCTTTTTTGCCCTTAAATCCACGTGTACCAATAATTTCCATCCAGTAATTACTGTAACGATCAATAATTTCCATAGATGCATCTTTTGTAGGTGCAGCAAAAATATCTTCTACAATATCTTCAAACAGTTCATGGCTTGGTGCAGTATAGCGCATCATAGCAGGATGCTCACCAGCATCAAATCTACGATTGGCTTCTTGTACAGCAGTTAAATGCATATAAACATTGTGTGCCATTAGTAACATATAACTAAAACTATCCCAAGATGTTTTACCTTCTTTGCCGTTCTTATTAAGATCGCCGGGTTTGTAATAACAAATATCTTTCATCTTTAGCAAATCACTAACTGGTGATTCTTGCCAATTGGGATAAATGCCATCTGCAACCACACCCTGTGACCATTTACGTGTATCTGTAGCATACTTTTTGTCATCTGCCGATGGGGCCATACGATAACTCCATTTTGCATCATGCTCAAATACATTTTCAAAATAAACTTGTCCATTTGCAGTTGCTAAGAAAGGACTAGCACAGTCAAAACTTATAGTAAACGCAGGATTAATATGTCTGCGTACTGCTCGTTGTACCACTGTAAGCAATACCGCCCACTCTAGTTTACTTGTGCCCAAGAAGTGCATCCAATCATGCACACCTTCTTGCAGTAAACCATCATATTTCAATGTAATAATACGCTTGAGCATTAGATGTACGTCACACATATTCTGTCCACCCATTGACCAACCGTTAAAATGTGTGTCTGGATAAATGTTAGGATCACAATACTGCTTCATCATGTCATACCAACGATCAGCATCATCATGGCTTGCACCCTGCAACACATTAAGAATCCGCATACCGCCGTTCTTAACGCCCTTGCGATTATTCATCCAGTATTCGTTATTGTATTTGGTAGCATCTACTGCTTCTTGTAGTGTACTAATACCACAGGCCGCCCCGGCTTTTTTATCGTGAATAACCCAAGTAGGGATATCCAATGTCATTCCATAGTCAGCTATGCCGTCCAGCCACTTAAGCACCGCCTCACGACGTGCTTGGGCCTTCGGGCATCCTGAACCAGCCTTCCAGTCGCCTTCCCATAACCCTTTGGCAATCTGGAATCCGCCAGAGTCGCCTAGGATTAGTGTGTTGGGATCGCGATTTCGAACCATGTCCTCTGACCAATCTTGCTTGGTTAAGTCTAGGTTAGCATGGCCGCCGGAGTAAAGCGACCATTTATATGGGAACAGACTTTTTTGTGCATTGAGCCAATTAAGCTGTTCCATATCAGTTAAGCCCTGCGGGAAACGTGCAGGGTCTACATATTGTTCGTTGCGTTGTTTGCCTACAAAGGTAGCGTAAAATCCGCTGATAGCCGGAAGGAATACTGCGTAGTCTTTTTGTTTGGCCGTTAAATTATCTTGATCCATAGAATTTTACCGTATTAATTAAATCATAGTCTTTGGCAAAATGCTTTTTAATATGATTTTTATATTTTTCGTTTTGTAACAGAGGTTCAAAATAACTTTTAAACTTTTTACGAATGTCGCTTTCCTCTGTAGTGTGTTTGAATTTATAGTGCGAGTATGAATTATCAAAACCATGATCTCTTAAGAACTGCTGAACATACATTCTATAAAATTCATTACAATAAAAAAATGTTGCATTATTTAGATTTACACCGTCGATAAAAAATATTTGCTTTTCTGTATGATCGTCAAAGGTAACTCTATCAACTAATAATTCCCAAAATGCTGTTCCTGCATTGTCGAGATCAGCATCCGGATGATACAGCGTAAAATATTCACATATTCCCGATAACCATCTTTCTATAGGATCTCGCAATACTATTATAGCATGTTTATGCAATAAATTGTCATCAATATAATTATAAAATTCCCAACCTAGTTCTGTTAAGTTAGGTTTCGTCCAGGAACTGGCATTCTTGGGTATGTTTATATACATGAGATCAGTGTTTGCATGACTCATACAAGTTCCAAACACATGACCCCTTAATTCCCAATGATCCTGAAACGCTGATGGCATTACTTAGTTTGTGCAGGAATAATATAACTGTATTCTGCAAATCCACTGTCAACAGTGATCATTGCAGCACCCTCATCACTGATTTTAAATGTCTTATCACCACCAAGGCTAAGAATACTAATCACAGCACCTACTGGCCAACTCCAACTCTTTGTTAGTGTACCATTAACATTATCTTCAAATGTGAAATTACCTGCATGACTGTTTGGATCACCAAAGTAGAATCTTAGTGCACCATTTTCAGTTTTAGCAGTAAATGTAGTGTCTTCACTGTTAGCACTTGCTTGAAACTTCATACGTTGAATGTTTGCAACCTTTGGTTCAATTGTTACATTCCACTTAACACCTTTGAACTTAACCGTTTTAAGTTTTTCTGCAATTACACTTTCAGCCATAAAGCGATAATCATTCTTAAAGTCTTTGGCTTTGTTTTCAAAATGTATACCAGCAGGAACTTCAGCACCGTCGATATTTTTTTGTTTGTTGATGCTTAGTTTTGCATCTTCCTTGTATTCAGGAATATTTAAAATGGTATTTAATTTGTTTAAATTAGGCATACCAAATGTGCCCACAAATTCAGCAATAGGTGCTTTGAATTTAGCTTCTAAAATAACGCTACGGTCTTCAGCAACAGAATTGATGATTGTTTCTGTTGTAGTACCAGTGACTTTAACCATATCAATAATGCCTAGGCCATGAGTGTGTTGTACTATATCTTTTAAAAAGTCTTGCATAAGTTTCTCCAATAATAATTTATTATACAGTTGTATTTAGATCGTGTCAATAAGTTCACGACATTTCTCTGCGATTGATTTCGCCTAAAACCTGGTGTGCTTTGATCGTTTTTAGTTCGCCGGGTTTTTTAATTTCTAACCAACTAATAGTTCCTGGGTCTATGTCATATTCGTTAACAATTGTAAAACCAAGACTTAGGCAAAGAGGTATTAGTAAACTCTTTGGCAAATATGTTCTTGCAAAGTTTTCAGCCATACCTGCACCCACTGGTGTATCGCCATCGTTATAACTAAACATAAAAATGCCACCGGGTCTAAGAAGATTATATATCTGCTTTAGGCATTGATGCATTGTATCAAAACTAATATAGTTAAAATAACCCCAACTGAATACAAAAGCAAATTGATTAGCGGGCAACATAGAAAAATCGTGATCGATTAAAAAATGATATTTTCTTAATCTGTTTTTATATGCGTCTGAAAATCTATTGTTAGTGCTATCAAGAAACTCTTGATGTCTATCTAATATATAAAGTGGATCGGCAGCCACCATGTATTGTGTCCATTCACCGTCTCTGCAACCAATTTCCATTGCAGGATATCGCCAATTGGTGTACAGCAGTATTTTCTGTTTGACTAGTTCCATAACTTCTGGGTTGGATGTTATGCGTCTATTGTTTCTTACACCGTCAACCTTTGGATAGCGTTCTTCTAATTCATAGTTGTTGGCAAATATATTGTGAGTGATTTCAGTAATTTGGTTATTGATAACTGAAACATACTGAATCACATCTGATTTAGACTTTTGTGTAAGTTGTATCAATGAGTCATAGTACGCCACTAAATTATCAATATAATTCAAATGCACTGGATCAATAACAGTTAATTGATTACGAATATTTGAAATATCATTTCTTAATTTAGTCAGATTATCAACAGTTGGGTCAATGTTGACCCGTTGTGTTAATGCCTGTTTAAGTTTAACAAGATCATGTAACACCAATTACTCCCAACTGAATAAAGTATCAAACGTTGTTTTAATATCTGTGCTCTCGGGAATTTTCCATTCTAACACGCCCAATAAGTTTTCTACTTTTTGATCTACAATGCCCAACTCCATTTTGTCATCATCGAATGGTAAGTCCTTAAACCATGCAGGAATATGACTTTCATCTGTGGGATAACCAACTGATGTATAACCCAATGGATTGTCTTTTAACTTACACACAATGGTCTTCATTCCGTCTACAATAGCCATGCTATAGTTGTCACTATGCATACGTCTTAGATTATTCCAGTTCATTGCAGCTCTAACGTGTCCGGGCATATTAGCCTTGCCTAGTCGTGCTTCTTCGGCAGTATATTTGGTCAAATTGTTTACACGTTTAGGTGTACCTTTTTCCCATGCTGGGCGTTCGGCAAACAACAGTTTAAAATTACGAACTTTATCAATAACAGTTTGTCTAACATCACCTGTTCCAGTTAATGTATCCAATAAGATTTCACTCAAAAAGTCTTGTACTACTTTAGGAGTATCCGATCGTTTCAAGTCTAGACCCATGGCTTTAACCTTGCCGGGTTTACCATGTGTGTCTAGTCTATTGCCTTCTAAGTCGTAAATAAGAACTGCATAGCGTTTCTTTTTAATAAACAGGCCTTTGCTAGCAACCATTTCACGACCACCTTTGATGATGGCACCCATTTCTCTGGGACAATGACAAGCACGTTCCATAAAGCCTGGGAATGATTCATTAACAGAGTCTGCTATAGTATCATATAGTTGTACGCAGATATCTTTGTTCCATTCCATTTTTCCAGCTTCTACTTCTGCCTTGATCGCTGGCCACGCCGAAAAGTAGACTGAATCTGTGTCGCCGTAGATAACACTTTGCCCAACATGGTCGTATACACCTGTAATCGCCTCATTAACGTGGGAGTCCATGTGTTTTGCGATGATGCGGCCAGTAAGCGTTGTACTTTGCCCAATGCGTTGGTCGAAGAACCTACAACCCGGGTTAAGGATAGCGCCGTAGAGCGAGTTGAGGTTAATTTTCTTGACAAGTTGCCTTTTGTCCCAGAACGCAATATCTTCCTTAGACTCTGCGGTCTTTTTCTTTGCTTGCATTTCTTTTCGTTCGGCATACCAACGCTCCAATAATCCGGGAATAATCCCTTTCATGTCATATTTAAATATAGTACCATTGGCACTCAAGGTCCATGGTTGACGGCTATCAAAAATCATGTGCCACACATCTTTAGCAGAATGCACAGTACTGTCCCCGCCTTCCCAGTCGATGGTAATTTCAGTACCGGCTTCCATGTTCATTACCGCTTGGTATTCTAAACTGCCAAACATATTTTCCCAGGCATCAGCAAAAGACGAACCTGCATCCATCTTTTCTTTGATGTACCTATCGGTCATTGTTTGACGGAATTGTCCAACGATGGTTTCGGGTCCCATGTTAAGGGCGCGAATAGCCGAGGGATAGAGCGAGTTGATGTCAATTGCACCGATGTATTCGTGCATGCCTTTTTTGGGATAAGCAACGTAGGCACCTGCTGCTTGTGTGTTTTCTGAATCATCTCTGTTTCTCCTGTTTGGAACTATCATACCGCGACTGTGAGCCTCATTAATGATGGCCTGCTCTGTTACCGCTACCGCACCCATTGTGGTCTGTAACAACACAGTATTATCATGAGCAAGTTCGTTTGCAAGATCTAAGAAGCGTAACTTCTTATCAAACTTAGCAATAAGCATGTATCCTGTCTATTGTAATCAATAAACGTAGGAAAATCTTTGTTGTATAATTGATCTAGTGTACCTTCGTATTGTGTTTTGCGCTCACCTAGTTCGTATTCGGCGATAGCATCTAAACTATAACTATGACGTTCTTCATAGGTATATTTGCGATACAACTGCATATAATCCAAGTGCACACGACCAATCAAGTCAAAGGTCAAGTTCTCTGCACCAAAACGTTCAAACATACGTTGTTTTGGATATTGTCCCCATAAGCACAGTCGGCGTGTGTCGTCTTTGCTTAATACCTTATTGATACGCATTGTAGTATATGGAATATCAAAGCCTTCTGAGTTCCATCCACTTAAAATATCTGCATCGTCAATTAAGTCCAAGAACGTGTTAAGCATATCTGCTTCACGCTCAAACAAATAACAGTTTTCGTATTTGTTGCAGATTTCCTGTGCTGATTCCCAACTATAACTCTTTGGTGGTACAACCAGTGTAACAAGTTTGTCCATCCAGTCTAAGTAAACTGAAAAGGCAGTGATCGCATTAAATGGATCTTCGGGCTTACTATAACCACGCACAGGATCAAAGTCGACCTCAATATCGAAAAATGCTGTTTGTAGTTTAGGGGAATTGGCGCCTAGATAATTATCTTCTAAACAACGGAATATGGGATTGATATCTGATTCCCATAGTCGTTTGTTGGAATTAACTCTAATTTCTTTTTGGTATTCTTTTCTGTTACGTGTACTAAATCTAGTTACTGGTGTATCAAAAATAGTACGGTACTTGCCCTTGGGGTCATCGTAATAAAAAGTGTAATTAGCCGGGAACTCGCGATATTGGCGTTCTCCGTTGACACGTTCAACAACGTGAATGCGATCTTTGTCTCTATCAAATAGAGCGTCTACGTAACTCAATATAATTCTCCTGCGTCATTTCGAGCTGACAGCTTACTCTGCATGCTGGTTAAGCCAGCGAATCTATTATACAATTTTACTTATCATTCGTGCAAGACCAATGCTATCTATTGTTATTAAAAATATATAGTTAGCTAATAGTCCTGTACTGCCACGAGTCCAGCAAGTCCATGCACTAGCGCAACATCCACTGATGAATATTGTGTACAATGGAATTACTGGAATATCGGGCACAGTACAAGCAAATATTACAGCACTGGTTACACTACATGCCCATGCGAATACTTCTGCACAGAAACGCAAAGGCCATTCTGTATAATCTCGTTTGATATATTCGATAGTACTGTAAAACCAATCCATTATAGTGTTTTGCCCACTGTTTCAAGAATAGTATTTAAATCCTCGTGGTCTGCATTGGTTTGTCCTAATGCAGCTTTGTGTGCAATGCGAATTGCTTTTTTAAGAATAGCTGGCTTGACTTCTAGTTCTTCGGCAATTGCTTTAACGGTGTCGCTAAGTCCTTCATTAAGTGTTTCCACTTCCATCATAACTTGCATACCTTCGTTAATGAGTTGTGTAAGTTTGGCTTTTTGTTCGCCGCTAAACATACGTGGTGATGACATTTGATTCTCCTAAGTAATTGAATTATTATATATAAACTAAATGACAATGTCAATGTTTTTATCAACATAAACATGTATTTGAAGCAGTTGTCTTTTATCAAAATATGGATACTTACGCCAGTTGCTGGTGCAATGCAATTGTTCTCCGTTGAACAATGCCGCTGACCCGGATTCGTATTGAAATATACCGTCTAATTCCAGATAGTCGCACATAAAACGTTCTTCAAATTGAGTTGTGTGCTCTAAGTCTTGTAGTTTGCTTATGTCAGATTTTTTCTTTATTCTACTGCTTAATCGACTCCATGTAGCACAATATTTGTCAGAATCACTGGTTAAATCTTTCCATACTATGGTTTTAAATTCAGGAACGGTGTCTAGTGATATAACGTATGTAAAAATATTTAAATTAGGTATGTCGCTGTTTTTATCAATATGTATATTATGTGGGTTTGATTGTTCCTGCAACGCAGACCACCATTTAGTGTACACAGGAAATGTGCGCTGTATTAAAGGTTCTACTATTGATATTACTTCGGGAATTTCTTCAACTTGTAGTCGGCGATCCACACCTTCCCAATTTACGTAAGATTTTTCCCTGTTGGTTTCCCACAGACTCTTAAAGTATAGGACTTGAGAATCATTTAAAAAATTTTTGATTATTTTCATGATTAAAAATGCTCACTTCAGGGGTCTTTGGGCACGACTCCTATCAACCCTGGCCAGCAGCCGGCCACACCGCGACTTAACGTCCTAAGGTAGGTGTTTTTTACACGGGACTGTATGGGTTACGAAATCTATCGTACCCATCATCCTCGGGATATACTGGATACTCGTTCATAATTAATTATGCATCATTTGACCAGGCGAAGCAAAAGGAGGATCACCTTTGGTATTTTGCCATAGTGCACGATTGCTTAAAATCTCAACCCAACAGTTACGATCTGGTTTATTTAATTTCCAAAAGTCAAATTCAATGTGACTGCTAATAGGACGGCAATACAATGTATGTTCACTGGGAATCATCATTTCTTGTGCTGTGGTACGCATTTTTTTAGTACCATTTTTTGGCACATGGCGCATAATATTCATTGCTGGATTTGGCACGTACACTTGGCACATTCCATCTATTAACTCTTCAGGAGATTGTGCTTTTTTAACTACCATTTCAGCTTGTAGCATACGTGCTTCACTGCTTAGTCTGCTGGCTGTTTGATTTTTATCACCTTCGACCTGTTGATATCCGGCCCACTTTAACCACACGCCGTGATTAGTTCTTGCAACAGTATCGTTATGAGCAATCTTTTTCATTACATAATGATAGGTATTGTCTTCGGGATTATTACAGGCTTCTAATAGGAAAAGATTTTCCTTATCAAAAATAATTGTATTTCCTGTTAATTTTAGTGCAACACATTTCTTGGCTGCACTAACAGCATTTTGTTCTAACAATGCTTTTGAAATTCGTTGACCGTCTGGGCTATGCTCAGTACTGCTTTTAGTAACTTCTTTTTCATCATCTTGAACCATTAAGCTAGCACTTAATATACATACGCCGTGATGATTAAAACCTTCTTTGTAACCAGTCATTAGGTCATGCATTAGCAAACATTCGTTGCCTTCTTTTTCCTCAACTTCAAATTTAAGTTCGGGTGTGTAATTGCGGTCACGGTTTTTAACTCCAACCCAACCTTTTTCTTTAAAGTACTTTGCTGTAACTACACACATTTTATTTTAACCTTTTTATATCGCCAACTTTTCTTGTTGTACTTGTTTTATGTATATTATCTTCTTCTTGACTACCGCAAGGCAAATATTCTTCTGGTGTTTGTCCCATTTTTTTCAATACTGCTATTGTTTTATCATGGTCGGCATCGCTGTATCCGTTATACATAGGACGATTGCCAATATAACTTGCTACATCAGTTTTTTCAAGATCTTCGGGGCTTAAACCAGTTAATACACTCATGCGATAAAAATCATAAAAGCGACCAACATAAAGATTATCCATTCCCTTGGGTCCGATAGCACCAGTGCTGGCCGCGGAGTGATGTTCACCTGGGTCAGTTCTAGTTTCTTCGCTGATGAATTCTTTTGCTCTCATGTTGTATTTATAAAAATGTTTCTGCCATGCGTTTGCAAAGCTCTTTTAATTTTTCGTTGTGTGTTACTTCTAGTCTAAATTCCATGTGAGTTTCGTGCTGACTAGGATCAACATAACCACAGTACACACGTTTAATTCCTAAACTGTTTATCAATGATGTACAATCTTCCCCATGACGATCTCTCATTGCTTCACTGCATGGACTTAGTGTTGTTACAATAACACAATCGGTACTGGGTTTTCCGTATTCTTTAGTGTATTCGTCAATAGCAACACGTTCAGCATGGCGTCTTTTACCGCCAGCATCAGCAGTATTAACTCCAAAGACTGCACGTCCTTCGGGATCGTATACACATGCTGCTACCATGCCGTATTTTTCACTGTTTACAGTTTGATCAATTAATATCATATCGCAGGCTCGTGTCAACAATGCATCTAAATCATCATCAAACAGATCAGCAGTTAATCCAAGTTGATCTTTTTCTTTTTCTTCGGCAAAGGAACTGTCCTTCATTCCAAAGTATTCGGGATTATTGCTGGCAAAGTTACGCATCATAACCCCGGCATTGGCATTTGCTTCGTTTTCTTCTTTGCTGCCAGTGGCGCCGTCCATTGCTTGTAAACGACCTTCTATGTCTTGCTTGTAATGTGTTAGTTCGTGTGCAAGAGTACGCAGTACATCAATAGGATGACGTCCACCTGTTACTACCCTTATGCTTTTGTTTTCTGGATTGTAAGCACCAAATGTTGTGTCAAAAGGTTTGTCCAACAATTCAATTGGAGGCAACTGATCAATTTCCAATTGATGTGCGACCCAAGGAATAAATTTCTTTACAAATCCTTTTGTATCGGTTTCTAATAAAAAGTCACGTGCTCTCATTTTTTACCTTTTAAAGAAATCGGGCCTCTATCTTTTATAGGGCTTACCTTGTGCACATTGTCGGGCTCTATGCTTCTTTTATCGCCCCAGTTCTTTGTGCTGGTGTCACCTACATGTTTCGCGGCACGATCCATCATTTCTGTTTCCAATGGATGATATGGGCTAAACACTGGATTACCACCATGCCAACTTGGTTCTCCCATATATGCGTCGGGGGTATCTCCAGCACCAGCTCCTGCCAATGCTTTTAAATACTGTGAATGCAGATATGCACTACCGTGGTACATATTTTGAGCAGGATGTGTGCTTAAATTACTCATAGCACTTTCGTGCTCATGATGCATTACACCCTCTTCTTCAGTGATATCTTCGCGAATAAATTCTCTTGCTCTCATTTTGAACTTGCACGTAGCATCCATGAATGTTTACGATGTGCATCCATACGTTCTGCTAGGAAGTTACTAAATCCATGCTCACCTTCTTGCTCGGCAATATCATATACTTTCTTTAGAACAAGTACCATGCTGTCTGAATCTTGCAGCAACTCTGCTAACATTGCTTCTGCAGGAATAACTTCAGTTTCGTCGTTGATATGGCTCAACATGCTGAAACGACTATTGCTACCTGGAGCATAAGCACCTAAAGCACGAATTTGTTCTGCAAATGGATCAATAGCGCCATATACTTCTGTATATATTGTATCAAATAAACTATGTAGTTCCTGGAAGTAGATTCCTTCTACGTTCCAGTGAAAGAAGTGTGCCTTAAGGTAAAAACTAAATTCGCTGGCAAATGCAATTTTAGCTGCTTTGATTAAATCGTTCATTTTACTTTACTCTCTGTTGCTGGTGCGGCACCGCCACCGTTGCCTTCGCTTGACCACTGGTCACCGGTTCCGTGCCATTCATCACCTTGTCCATGCCATTGATCTTCTGCTACTGGATTTTCTAATCCCAAGTAGTGATGATCGTGTACTTTAAAACCTTTACGGCGATAGTGTGCAATAGCTGAATTAATAGCTTTTTCTCTATCACCGCCGGTTACTCTTGCAGTTTTCTGAATAGTGTCATTACGTTTGCTGACCATTGGATGATTAGGGTCTGTTACTACTAAGCCAATGCGATGTACAGGCTTTGAATCTTCCTTCATGCCACCTACTGGACTACTGCTATCATTTGCTGGTTCTTCCTTAATACCAAAAGGATGTACTTCAACCCAGCTAGCGCCTTGCTTTTGTACAAATTTCTCGGGATTAAATTTACTGCGGATGATACCTGCTACTTTAAGTGCAGCTTCTGGAGTATCTCTATACCCTAAACGTCTAGCAGTTAATTCGCTATCGTTAGGAATCATTCTTTGTTTAAGACGGGCATCGGCATTATCAAATATATACCACAAATTGGATTCATCATTTTGAAATCCTTCTTCTACACTTTCATTAGGTTTACAGTTGTTTACTCTAACCCCGCCTTTAATTTTAGTGCCTTCTTTGTGTTTATTTTTCCAGCAATGCGCATCTAAGCGTTGCTTAACTTCCGCCACACCTTTCTTTAAGAAGTTAGGAACCGTGGTATTTCGGTCAAGTCTATCAACTGTGGTTTTAGTTATGCTTGGCTTTATTTTTGTGGCAATTTTTCGATCGTTCCATTTGACATCAGCATCCTTGGGATTTATTAATTCTATGTCACGGTCGTTTTTAGATAAAGAGTTTCGGTCATCTGGCCAACGCTGACCTTCCGCCACACCTTGCTGTGTTGGTTGTACTTCCCTAGTTTTAACTCCAGGCATGCCACCTAACGCGGCTAATTTTTTAACCCAGTCAGCGGCTCTAGTATCACCTAGTGCTATTACTACAGTACCGTCGGGATCTATTGAATCTATCCCGGTTAGTTTATCGCTAGCAAAACCAGCATTATCAAAATAATTTCTATTAGTTGGCTGGCTTTGATATTGATCTTTTCCTGCTTGACTATGTTTTTGTAGTCCTTGCGTAATTGCTGCACGAACTTGTTGTTGTTGGGGAGTTTCAGTAGAGCCTTCCGCCACACCTTGTTGTTTATCCCACTCTTTATCAGTTTTAACATTGTGTTCTTTACCGCCAGGTCCGATATCAGCTACACGTGTACCAATTGGTTTATTGGTCTTGACCACTGCGGGTTTATTTGAATGTGTTTTTACACCAGTAGACTTGCCACCAGGAAATGCTCTTTCAACATCATGTGAATATACACCCTCTGCCACACCTTGTTTTGATTTTAAGTTGGCTATGATTTTTTCAAGATTTTTGATTTTGACATCATGTGCTCCATTGGCATTGAATTTTTTATATTTGGCCAATT